AGCTAACTCTACGAACTTTTGTACGTTATTCATTTGGTATATTTAATGGTTGAAACTCATCTGGACTTTGTAAACTTGAAGGGATATATAATTTCTCCATTTCAGTTTGATCTATGTAAGGTGGAATCTCTAATCCCATAATATCCATCTTTTGCTTAGGTGCAATCCACCAAGCCTTATCTAACCATTCAACTTGCTCTGCTTTGTTCGCTTCTAATTCGCTATAAACAGTTGGGTCAAAGTCAACATATATATCACTATTTCTGTAACCCCAATCAGAATGTAGTTTTCTATTTAAGTTATCTCTAATACCAACTAACAAAGGAATAGCACAACGAACTGTTAATGCTTTCTCACCTTCTCTTTGGTTATTGTAAGTCTTATTATCAGCATCGTTTAACAATTGAGAAGGTACTCCATAAATATTACAAAGTGCTTTCATATCCCACTTCTCACTCTCAATAATATCTAATTCAACAGGACTTAAACCAATTTGTTTCCAGTCTACTTTGTAACCACTAACCGCAATTGAATTAAAGTTAGCAGAGCCACTTTTCTCGCTTACTGCTCTTTTAAGTGCTTGTGCTTGTTGTGTTCCACTAATAGGGTCAAAGCGTTCATCATTCATAAATAGCACTCCAGCTGGACCACCATTCTGGAAGGAAGCAACTGCTGCTGTCTTCGCTTCGTTCGAACGAGTCAAGTTTCTCGCAGCAGCCATCAATGGTGATTGACCATATAGTTGATTCCCAGTAGTATTCCATTGTGGATTAAAGTATTTATCTTGTAATATTTCTTGCTTAGTAAAGTTCCATAGTGGACCATAATTTAATTGGTAACCGCTAATAGTTGGAGGAAAGTTTTGAATGTTCGCTAACACGTACATATATTGAGAAGGAAGCACGTACAACTCATAAGGTTTGCCATCGTTGTTACCGCCTTCAATCATCTTTGCGTAAACAAAAGAGTTACCTGTAATTAACTTAAACGAACACCAAGCCTCTACAAAATCACCGAAAGTATCTTCCTCGTTTGGATATTTTAATAACTCGTTTAATCTTGCATCTCCTGTGTATAATTCAAACGCTTTCTTGTGTAGCTTTTGCATTTCCTTCCAGTTCTCAATCTTATCTGGTTGGCTCATCAAAGCCTTGTATTTCTTTGCTGAAGTTTCATCAACTACTTTGTAAACGTGGAATGGAGCAAGTTTTGCTTTGTCCGTAATTAATTTAACGATAGAATAAACTATGTCATTTGCAGAATATCCATCACGAACAAAACTAATGTTATCTCCACCTTGCCAAGTTATTATCCCTTGTTGTATCGCAACTTGTCCGTTAAAAGGTATCTGTGGTAAAACTGTTGATAGTTTTTGTCTTTTACTAAAAAAGTCAAGTAATCCCATTATATATGAATTTTAACAAAGTTAGACAATTTATCCTAAAATACCGACACCTCAAATTTAGGCTTAGTTAAGTGAGTAAACACGGCATACCTACAAGCATCCATCAAGTCATCATTTGCCTTTACAGGTTCTTCAATAACGTTATCGTTTTTATCCTTTTTCCATTTGTAAGACATAAACTCCCTTCTTAGGTTTTTACTATTGTAGTGCAAGTTTATTGGATAAGACTTCATCTTTACTATTCCAGCCCATACATCTTTTTGCGCTGGTTTAATGTTAAACCCTTGTCGGTAAAGTTCCTCAATAGACTTAGGCTCTGCAGCATCCGCATAGATTGTTGCACGTTCTGGTAACTTCTCTTTAATCAATCTTGATAGATCACTAAGAGTAAGTCCGCTTTGATAAACTATTTCCTCAAAGTAGTTTTGTCCTTCATAGTGTGTAACCTTGATAAGTGCAGCTGGATGAACATAACCAAAATCCAATCCATAGAACACATCCCCATCTGGTGCTTCATCATATTGCTTCCATTGAGTGTATATAATTTCCTTTGCCGACCCTCGTTCCCCTAAGCCATAAACTTTCCACATAAAGTCATCTGGTAAGTCTTTGTATTGCTCAATGTTTCTTATTTGGCTTTCGCTAAGATTAGTGATATTGTTTAGGTAGGTAGAATGAATGCGTTTGTTGTTTGGGTTATCAGCTACTTCATATACCCAAGAAATAAAGTCAGCTGGATTCCAGTCTAAGAATGATTGTCCAGTTGTACGAATTAAAAGCTGGTCAAACAAAGCCTTACTAATAAGGTTTGCCTCGTTTACAAATAGTATATCCCTTGCTGGTCCTTTTGCTTTGTCTGGGTCTTCAAGTCCGAATAATTCAATATAAGAACCATTTTTAAATGTATAAATGAAATCGGTGTATCGGAAATCCTTTTCATCCCATATGTTCCATTGTTCAAGTATGTTTTTGAAATCCCTATAAACTCCACGCTTAATATGTGGTAAGGAATGTGAAACGCAAGAAATCCTTATGTTAGGTTTGCTTAAAGCTATGTGTATTAGCAACTGAACAACCGAATAGCTTTTACTTGATCTTGACCCACCTTCATTGCATATTATAGGATAACCTTCCTCGTATGCCTTTTTATTGGCATAGAATACTGGTGTAGCTTTAATCTTCAATTGGCTTACAATCTGCATCTGGTTCTATTGTGATTTGCACATTCCCCTTAATGTCGGCGGTGATGTCGGTTGTTTGCTTAGGTTTACCTTCTAATCTATCGACTACTGCCTCATAGGCTCTTTGGTCTCCTCTTAATGCTTTACTAATCATTTGCATATCCATCAATTCAAGCACAGTAAAATCTTCTTCTTCTCCTGTAATTGGGTTTCTTTTCTTTTGTACTAATTCAAGCAATCTAAGTAAACGAGTTTTACTATTTTGCACACCTTTACCTCTGCCTTTTGGGTTTCTTACCTCTCCTTTTTGTGCTGGTATTAAATTATGCTCATTTGCCATATTCTCTTAATTTCTTCTATATTTTACAAAGATAAGCCACAATTAGGGCAAACCTTTCCTTTTTTAGTATTGTCTATTGATTTTGGTTCTTCATTTGTTGGAACAAGAAAGTCAACATTAACACCCCATTCATCTAAATCGCCTATCTCCCAACCATCATTTGCTAACATATCCATATCCCATTTACCATAATGAGTGTTATCAATTACAAGCAATTTCTTCTTCTCTTGCTCTGTTAAGTTTGGCATTTTGATTACTGGAATGTCTTGGATGCCTAATTCTAAACAAGCACGATATCTTTGATTACCTCCTAAAATTACATTATTTTCATCTATGATTAATGGCTTTGCTTCTAATAGCTTTGGGTCATCCTTTATAGACTTAACCAACTTTGCAAAGTCATCTTCATCAATCTTTCTTGGATTGTTTGGGTTAGGTTTGATTTCGTTGATGTTCATTATCGGTTTTTAGTTGGTGTTCGTATTGATATTATGCTATCTGGCTTTTTTTCTAAATTCTCATAACCAACCCATTTGCCACATTTACTGCACTCAAATTGGGTTTCTTTAATCTTACCAAACCATACATATCCTTCGGTTATTTGACCGCATTTACAGGTATATAGCTTCTTTCCGTAGGTATCTTTCATAGTTTATTCTTTAACTTGGTTACGTTATTTCTAAGAGGCTTTACCAAGTATTTTATTTTCCTTGCCTTGCATAAGGTTTAACTGCCTTATCCTTTGGACCAGATGTCTTTTTGTATTTACCACACTTTCTTTTTCCAAAGCTAACCTTGTTGTTACTGCTTACTTTCGCCATAGTTGTTTATTAAGTCTGCTAAATAATCAAATGCTTGTTCTTGTGTTTCTCCAAATACATAGTGAGTACATCCATCAATGACAAAAGAATAGCAAGAATATCCAGCTATTACCTCCTCTTTGCACGTTTCAAATATGTTAATTGTATCTTTCAATTAGTTCTATTAATTCTGCTCTTTGCCATTTCTTAACCCTATTGTTAACCGCCTCAAACTCCAATTCTTTGACCGCTTTCTCTCCTATTCGTTCTACTAAGCCAATCCTATACATTGCTTGGTTGCCGTGCTTATACATATTGCACCCAGCACATTGTAAATGGATATTCCATTCATTAAACCTTAAAGCACTAAATCCTTTAACCGCAAAATAATGTCCAGCTTGATTACCATTGTAGCTTCCGCAACTAATACAAGGTAAACCTTCATCTCGTTTCCTTATGTACGCATTAACTACCTTTTGAGTCTTTTCTAACAACATGGGTAAAGGTATTAATGGCATAAAGCAAAATTAGGGTTACTTTTTCAATCTAACAACACATAATCTATCGTTATGCTTGTATCGTTTTTTGTTAATTGGGTTCATATAAGCCATAATCGTTTTGTAATCAGTATGTAAAAACCTAACTGCTTTAGCTATTGACCTAAATTCTATCTCCTCTTTTGTATCTAAATAAATTAATCTTACTTCAATATTGTTGTCTATTCCTGTCATCGGTTTATAAGTTTGTAGTACAATACTTTCAATAGTTCCCAGATTGCTATGGTTATAAATATTTTAAGCATAATCTTTTTATTTCAAAGTATAAATGTGCGGTTAAATAAATGCAACAAGCTAAAGGAACTGATATTAGCATAAACTTTGCTAATTCGTAGATAAATGTTAATTGTTTCATAGTTGGTTTTGTAAATGTAAGTACAAAGAATATCTTTTGCACTCATTTTTTATAAATAATTCATCCGTTAATCTTTCTAACTCTTTATCGGTTTTCGCATTAACCTTGTAATATGCAATTACCTTAGCCTTTATCTTTTCAGCTATATCCTTTGACAAATTTGTTGTATTTAAATCTTTGCGCTTCCAGAGAATGTCAAAAGCCATAATGTTAAGTAGTTTCCAATCCTTTTTAGTAGAGTTTTCCCAATTTTTGTACAATGCATCAATTACCTCATCATCATTTATTTTAGGTATGTCTAATGCTGATGGCTCTATATAACTCTTATTTCTAACCTGAACTGCTATTGGTTTATAGGCAGCCATAACATCTCCAAAAAACTTTGGGTTAAAAGTAATCGCTTTATCAACCGAAAGTTTCCCCATTGCATAAAGTTCAAAAGCTACTCCTAATTCTTTTAGTTTGTAGTTTCCATAGTTCTTTATTACAAATTCGCATAAAAACTGAAACAACTCTATTGTTGGCGTTTGGCATCCGCTTAAAGCAATACAAGTCTTCAGGTGTTCTTTTACCTCAATCGGTGAACATCGACCAACACTCATAGTTTCTAATGCAGAAAAAACCTTTAATTCATCAGGTTCAAGTTTGTTATAGATTTCTAAGTGCATTAGCCTCTCGTTCAGCGTAAGAGAGTTTATGGATTGTGGTATTATTTCGGTTAATGATTTCATCGTTCCAAGATTTGTTGTTTAAAAAGGTTTCTGGGTTTTTACGGAATTGTTTGTCTGGTACTGATTGCTTGTAAAGATCAAGATAATTCATTGCATTTTGCCTTTCCTCATCCGTTAATTTAATCCACTTCTTTTTTAACTTTTGCTTATCCCCTACCTTTTTATCATAATCATTCCAAAACCATTCAAAATCTATATTTATATTTTTATCTTCAATTACATTTTCATTTTCATCTTCCATATGGGTGGTCATATGACCTATCATATGTTGATTATTACCTTTAATATTATTTCTTCTTGACTCACTAAAAGCCTTTCTTTTTGATTTTTCCACATCTAAACGTTCATTATACCATAAACCTTGTTCATCTTGTATAAATTTACATTTAATGCGTTCCCATAGTTGACCTACGCATTGACCTATCATATGACCATCCATATGACCTCTATTAAATTGTAACATTAAAAGTTCAATGTATGCACCTTTTTCCTCAAAAGTCATACCCATAGTTCCACCAATGTAATCATTAGGATAGAATAAAAAAGCTGGGTCTTTAGCCATAAAATAAAAAAGGCTCTCGGCTTCCACCCCAGTCGGATTAGGGTTTCGGCTTTGAGCCAATAAGTTAGTATAAGGTATCCGACACCTTTGTGCAAAAATACATTAATCTTTCAATAATTCAAACTTTTCTATTGCCTTAAAAATCTCATAAGCTACCTGTGGAACTATTGCGTTTCCATATGCTTTTATTGATTCTTTTCTCCACTTTGAAAAGGTAATGTTGTCCAGTTCTCTGGAAATCCCATCATCTCCCCCACAAACAGGGGAGAAAGTTGGAAACCTTGACCAGCCATTTGCCTCAAACTTACTTGCAAAACTACTCCCTTTGCTTTGTGTCTTTCTCTTGCTTTCATTAAAGTTTCTTGGCTTCTTGCCGTGTTCCAATCGTAACTGTTCGGAGTTGGTAACATTCCTTGCCTCGCTAATTTTGTTAATGACATTTGATTTTCCGTTGGTGATCCTGTCAGTTTTGTTCCTTCCGATGCTAATGGAGTTGGCAATAATCCCATCATCAATGCTCTCGTTAATGTTACTGAATGCATTGATCCTTCTGTCAGTTGATTTGACTTCATTGTTACTGTTGAATTCGTGCAATCCATTGAAGTTGGAGTAGGCAACAAACCATACTCTATCTCTTCTATGCGGTGCGTTTTTGGCACAAGCTGGAAGTATAAACGCTTGTACTTCGTACCCTTTAGCCTCCAAGTCAGTTTGCACTTCTTCGAATACCAATCCCCCGTTCCAATTAACAAGTCCGAGAACGTTTTCGCCCACAACCCAACGTGGTTGAATTTGCTCAATTGTTCTAAGCATTTCTGGGAAGAGGTGTCGCTCATCTTCTTTACCGAGTCGCTTTCCAGCACTTGAGTATGGTTGGCAAGGGAATCCTCCTGTAAGAATGTCGACTTGTCCTCTGTGAATAGAGAAGTCTGTTTTAGTAATGTCATTGTAACTTATTGAATTTGGGAAATGATGTTTTAATACTTGTTGACCAAATGGATTCCATTCGCAATGAAATAGATTTTCCCATCCCATCCATTCCGCTGCTAAATCAAATCCACCGATTCCGCTAAATAAGGATGCGTGTATCATAATGAATACTGTGCTACTTGCTTCTTATTTTTTAGCTTAACAATGGTAGTTTTTATGTTCATTCCATCATTTCTTAGGTCTGCTATTCGTGCTGCTAATCTAAAGCATCCGAACTTGTTTAAAGCATCAATAGGGGTTAATTTTTTACCTTTATTTAGGTAGTTTGCGATTTGTGTTGTTTGGCTCATAGTTGTAGGTTTTAAATTTGCGCTTTACGTTATCGCCCAACGAGGGGTTGTTAATGTCTAAAAAGGAAGATCATCTTCCGATTCTTGTTGGTTTACTGCAAATTCTTTTTTACCTGTTGCATTTACTCCATTAAAAGCAACTTCTTTACCTCTACCACAATAGTTTTTCTTAGCTTTTTCTGCTCTTTCTTCTTTAGATTGATTGTTCCATACTGTGTGGGTATTACTATTTTCATCCACCTCTTTTAAGTAATCGGTAGCTATGTTTGCGTAGCTTTTGCCGTTCTTAGCTTCTTTCCAGTTGATTTCCTCTTTGCAAATGTTTAATACAATCATTGTTTTTAGTTTTCGTGTTTATGAATTTGTTCTTGTTCTAATGCTATTTCGTTTTGTCTATCTTGTTCTAATTCTTCCTCATCTTCTTCTTCTTCCCAGTCGCAATGTTCTAAACAATCTGGACAAATTCCAATTTCCTCCATTGTGGTATGTGCGCCGCAGCAAGTTGAATAAGGCATAATTAATCGTTTAAATAGTTTTCAAATACTTCAAATTTATCAGCTAACATTTGATAAGGAATGTAATCCCTTTTAGGTTGGTCTAATAATTCTGGGAAGTGTAATTGTTTATGTAATTTAAGTTTATACTTAGCTAAATTTAATTGATGAATCATTTCACTTGCATTTTGAGGATAGCTTGTATCTACTTTGTAATTCCAGAATTTAACTTCCTCTCTTAAATCCCATAGTCTGCTTAATGGTGTCATAAAGTTTGTTTTTTCTTGGTAAATAATTTAGTTACATCTTTAGTTGCAAGTTCGCTATTTAGTGCGTAAAGTTGGCTTAATTCAGTAGTATTTATGCACAAATCAATCGCTAACTCTAAGTCCTCTAAATTTTCGTGAGTCTTAATGTAAGCTGGGGTTTCCTCTGTTGATTGTGCCATTTCATCTCCTGTATAAAGTCCACTTAAATCTTGTGGGTAAGCCTTTCTTAAAGCTAATGCCTCTGCAACTTTGCTTAACATTGTATGTGGCATCTTCGCCCATAAACCCATTGGTTTGCCATCGTTTGTTCTTTGGCAATATTCATCCCAGTATGCCACACCTACCGATGCTTCATACCTTGTTTCGCCGTGAAATCTAAATACTGAAACCTTACAAGAAATTAACTTACCATCTTGTTCTACAAAGATTGGTTCGCTTTGTCCACCATAATTTCCGCTACGTTCAGCAATTACTCGGAAGCCATCAATGCTTGTTTGGATTGTCATTTTTTTACCCCATCCGTTAGGTGTTTTAACGTTCCTGTGGATGCAATAAATCTGCCTTGATAACGCATCAAGTCCTGTCCTTTGGGCTTGATAAAGAAATAGTTTTAGTTCATCAACTGTTGCCTCTGGTGCAATCTGTGATTTTACTAACTCTACTTGATCTTTCGTGTACGAAAGTTGTGGCTTTTTAGCCAGTTGTTGTTCGCTCATATTGGTTGGTTTTAGAGTTTAAAATTAGGTACTTTAGTGTTAATAACCAAATTAAACAAGCACATTTAAGTTGAAAATGTCATTTTTTATGCTATCATCAAACTTATTTGATAGCTGACCCTTAATCTTGGATATTGAGTGTAAAACTGTGGTTCTATCTCTATTGAACAATTGTGCTATTTCCTCGCCATTTAAAGCAGTCTTTTCCTTAGTTAAGTACATAGTCATTTGCCTTGCCAATGTAACCTCCTCTCCTCTGTATTTGGACATTAATTGTCCGTACTTAATTTGATAGTAGTTGCATACTTTCTCGGCTATTTGGATTGCGTACTCTTTTTGTTGTTCCTTGTCCATTCGTATTGTTTTTATGTTTAAATGTTGATCTAATTGGTCTTTTAATCTTTCTATCTCTTTTTTTAGTTCTTTGTTTTTATCACGCAAAACCTCAATTTCAAGTTCTGCCATATATGTCTTATGTACTTCTCTCATTAGAAATGTAAAAGGTTAATTGGGAGCATAAACTCCTCTGTTAATGTATAAAGGTCTAAGATTAGAAAATGATAGCTTTTAAGGATTCTGCGCTGAATGTCATTCATCCTTGCAACCTTGATTAATAAGTCCTCCTCGCTTATCATTGTCCTTGTGTCATCCAATCCTCGCCTCCATTCTGCAAGGTCAGCCTCAAATAGATTTTGTCTTCCTTGTGCTTGTTTTAGTAGTTCCAGTAGGATTGTTGCTCTTTTGTGCAACTTTAGTTGTTTCTCTTGATAGATTAGTTTGCTCATATTGTTTTAGGATTTTGTAAACCAACTTACTAAGGGTTATGCCTTTTGAGTCGGCTTCGGTTTGAAGATTAGTCTTGATTTGTTGGCTCACCAACGTTGTTATAAGTGATTTCATAGATTTCTTTAATGCCTTTTGCTAAGTCTAAACAGGCTTCAACTGTTTCTTTTACATAGCCATCATTAGGCATAGTTAATAATTTAGTTTCTAAAGTGTTGATGTAAAGTTCAATCGGTGTCATAGTTAAATGTTTTGAAGGATTGCGGTAATTAAAAATGCCACGCATACAATAATAAATGCGTAAATAGGTTTAATGCTTTCAGCTTTGTAGCGTTCGTTTGCTTTCTCCTGTTGTGTTTTTAGTCTGTTCATATTGGTTGTTTTGGTTTATGAAATCAAAGATAGGGTATAAACTTATAACTTTATCAAACAAGTCAATTATTTTAAATAAATGTGATGAACGGCAAATAATAGGGATGAATGGTAGTATTACTACCTATAATGATTGATAAATGAACTTTATATGATTGATAAAAAACCCCCAAATAAGACTAAATGGGGGTTAAACCTAAGTTCTCCAATATGAAATGCAAATATATATAAAAAACCCCACCTTTTTAGGGATGGGGAACTATGAACCAACAACTATTTAGAACCATCTTGCAATGGTGTGTCATTAGAATTGTCTACCATTCGGTATCCTTGTTGCCAAAGAACCTTACATAAAGTTACGCTTTTCTCTATAATGGCTTCCTCATCATCCATTGGATTGAGTATATGTAAGCACTCGTGCAACAGGATTTCAAGATGCTTTTTGCCTTTTAGTCGTGAGTCAATATAAACAACACCATCACTTTCAGCAATGCCGTGAGCCTGTTCCCTTCCTAATTTCCTATGTATTACTTTAATTTTCATCTTTCATTAGTGCTAAATCTGGTCTATCAATCTCTTTAAATATTAATACTTCTCCACCTCTGATCTTACCTAATGTGATTTTTATCTCTTGTTCTAATTGGTGTATTTCTTGTAGCTTAGAAACCAACCATTGTTCTTGTTGTAGTGATGTCAATTTTGCAAAGTTTTTAGGGTATCTCATATTAGAATATTTTGTTTTTATAGATTCTTTTATTTTGAACTGAATAGTAACCCTCAACATCCTTTTCTAATATGGCAAACCCTTGTGAGTAATTATCAACGTGCTTACAATATTCAACGTTTGGATGCATTAAATGACCTGTGGTCCAGCAAGTAAATACTTCCTCATCAAACTGATTCTTAGTTGTGTAAGATTGCACCTGATGAACGTGAGAAGCTATTGCCGACTGCTTAACTCTATCGTAAAGGGTTTTTGCTGGGTTTACACCGCTACCCCTTCTAAATGTAGTATCTCCGTGAATGATAGGCAATTTTCCGAACTTAACGTGATCTATGTTCTTAATCGGAATGATGTTAAAAGTATTTAGCATTAAGATTTCCTCAATATCAAACTTGCCGTTTAACCCTAATAATTCAGGTGCTTTTGTTCGCATATACCTTTCATACCTAAATTCGTGATTCGCATCTAAGTTATAGTAAATAGGTATTTGAGGAAATGTTGCTCTTATAAATCCAAGCATCTCAATAATCGCCTCATATTCCTCATCAAACTTTCTAACTCTTGGGTCTTTTTGAAAGTCGCTTAACTGATAGAAATCAACTAAATCGCCATTAATAAATAATGAATCAATCTTCTGGTCAATCAAGTATTTAAAACAAGCATCAATAGCCTTTGGGTCGTGGAATGGAACTTGTAAGTCGCTTATAAATCCCATCTTCTTAATTGCCATCGGCAAACAATAAATAACCTTCTCCTCAACCCAAGTTGGCGGTTGCACAAAGTGTGAACCTGTACGCTTAAAATCTTCTATGTGTTGTGTATTCTTTCCTCTAACTCCTCTATCTTCTCCAGTCTTGCCTCTGTAATAACGTATCAAATAACGTACGTTTTCTTGATTGTCAAAATGTGCGCTTTGCTCCTTCATAATCAAAGAAGCTAATGTGTTAGATGGCATCCATTGAGGATATTTGGCTAAATAGTCTAAGACTATCTGACCGCTCATAGTGGTTTTACTTCCACCTTTGTTTTTTGTTGTTGGCATTGGTTTATTTTAGGTTAGTGAATTTAGAATTAAATCCGCCTCCTCCTCTCTACGTTTGACCAATCCATCCAAGCCGACATTCTCCCAAAGTCTCTTGCTTCGCTCTATTTGGTCAGCAATTCCTTCGTAGTCAGCTTTAGCAACAAGGTCAACTATTGCCCTCATTTCTTTTCTCCTTTCGCCTTCTAATTTGTTTCCTCTATTGTAGATCATTGAAACCAAAGCACCTCTTGTATCCTCGTTTAACGTATCAATCTCTGGATATATTGCCTTTGTTAATGCGTAATACTTAGGTAATGATTTATTAACGAAAACATCATAAGCAAAATTGTAAGGAATTCTAACTTGTAGAATTTCCCCTCTTAGCATTGATTTAACCGCTTCACCTTTAATGCCTACTACTTTTCTTAACGCATTAAGAAAGTTCAAATTTAAGCCATCCCAATCGCTAAAGAATTGTTTTTCGGTTACATAACCGCAATCGTACCCTAAGCCAATAGTTACTCCTGAATCGCCACCAGCCCAAATAGGCTTTTGGTAACGCTTCTCGTAAACGGCTCTGCCACCTACTTCGTGCTTAATAATCATCTCAATTGCTTTCTTGGAGATCATTTGTTGGTAAATTTATCTATTGTTGTTAATCCAGCAAAAGCCATAGTCATATAAAATACTAAATCGCCTAAATGGTCGCTTTTAGTTATAACAAAGGTTGTAAATAAGCACAAAGCACCAATGGTTGCCAATACTCTTTTATGACTCATTGAGCCAACTTCATCACTAAACATTGATATTATAAACTGCTTAAACTTCATTAGAATTTTTTATAGTA